TCTTGACAAATGGTTACTCGTTTGTTATAATATATTCATATTTGAGAGAAATAGACATTGAGAGAAATAATACCACCAACAAATTGTCCTACCTGTAGTAGTCTACTTGTAGTCGTTGGTGACCAGTTGTTCTGTCAAAGTTCTACTTGCTCTGCAAAATCAGCAAAGCGTATTGAACACTTTGCAAAGACACTAAAAATCAAAGGACTCGGTCCCTCCACAATAGAGAAACTGGGTTTTGTTGATTATCACGATATTTATTCACTAACCCAAGAAGAAATATCGTTTCTGTTGGATTCAGAGAAACTAGGTACAAAGCTACACGCAGAAATAGAGAAATCAAAGGGCGTTGACCTTATCACTCTTCTTCCAGCATTTTCAGTGCCGTTAATCGGACGAAGTGCCTCTAATAAATTAGCACAAAAGATATCAGCTATAAGCGATATAACCCAAGAAACTTGTATTGAGGCAGGTCTCGGACCGAAAGCGACACAAAATCTGATGGACTGGTTAATAGATGTATTTCACTTTCAGAAATACTATGAGTTACCCTTTTCTTTTACTTGTGAAAAGCAGGTAAAGGTCAGCACTACTGACAGTAAGGGAACAGTTTGCATATCGGGTAAGTTAAAAAGCTACCCAACAAAAGCAGCCGCTAAACAAGTATTAGAAAAATACGGCTATCTTGTAAAAGACAATTTAACTAAAGATGTCACCATCTTAGTTAATGAAAGTGGAATAGCAAGTGCAAAAACTAGGAAAGCAGAACAAATGGGAATAACAATAATAAACAACTTAAAAACAATTTTAAAATAGAGAGAAAAAATAAAATGGCATTACCAAAATGGACAGACGAAAGAACTCAGTCTCTAGTAGACTTCGTCGGAAGTGAGTCACCTATTTCTCAATCAATGGTTGCTGATGCAGCTGAAGAATTAGAAACTTCAACAAGAAGTGTTAGTTCTAAATTGAGAAAAATGGGGTATGATGTTGAATTAGCATCTGCTTCAGCTTCTAAATCATTCACAGATGAGCAAGAAGCAACTTTAAGTGCTTTTGTTACTGATAACTCAGGACAATACACATATGCAGAAATTGCAGAAAACTTTGAAGGCGGACACTTTAGTGCGAAGTCAATTCAAGGTAAAATCCTTTCTATGGAATTAACAAGCCATGTTAAACCAGCTCCTAAAGTAGAAACTGTTAGAACTTATACTCCTGAAGAAGAGTCAACATTTGTAGAAATGGTAAACAATGGCTCTTTTGTTGAAGAGATTGCTGATGCCTTAGGCAAGTCAGTAAACTCAATCAGAGGTAAAGCTCTATCATTACTTAGAAGTGGTGAGATTGGTGGTATTCCAAAACAAAAGGAAACTAAAGGTTCAAGCAAAGCTGATGTTCTTGCTGACATTGATATTACTGATATGACTGTTGAGCAAATCGCAGATGAAATCGGTAAAACTGTAAGAGGCGTTAAAACAATGTTAACCAGAAGAGGTTTACAATGTGCTAATTACAACGGTGCAGCTAAAAAAGAAATAGGTTAAACGCAAATTTCATTTAGTCGGCAGGGGCATTTGTCCCTGCCTTTTGTTGCTTTGAGAGAGGGTTATTATGAATATTGCGTCTGCGCTACTAAAACAAATTATAGTTCAGAAAGATTTAGACACATGGGCTAAACTAAAAGAACATTACTTACCTGGCGAGTACCAGCCAATCTTTCACATCTTGGATAAGCACATAGATACTTACCAAGACCTCCCCAAGTTTGAAGACCTGTCATATGAAGTCCGAGACAGGCAACTCCAAGAAAAAATATCTGCAATCGAAACTATTGAAGTCGAGGTTGACGCATGGCTTTTATTAGACTATCTAAAAAATGAATATGCACAAGTAGAGATTCTAGATGAGTTAGATAAGTACATTGACAATACAGTTGCAATGGCTTCGGCAGAAGAAAATATTGAACAACTACAAGAAATAGTTTTAAGAGTAAGTGACAAGGTAGATGTCAAACCACCAGAAGAGAGTATGCAAAGTATATCTCTTTTCGAGGACGACAAAGAACTGGCAAGGTATTTACCCTTAGGACTCAATAGCGAGTATGATTCACAAATACAGTTTTCTCCAAAAGATTTAGTTCTAGTTGGAGGACGACGAGGTGCAGGTAAATCACTTACCTGTTGTAATATTGCTTCTAATGTATATGAGAATGGCAGAAGTGCCCTTTACTTTACAATAGAAATGGATAGTAGAAGTATTCTTCAAAGAATATGTTCTATTGCAACAAAGATACCACTTAAAAGACTTAGAAGTAAGATGTTATCATCTGAAGAATGGAATCTAGTCGGAGGCTGGTGGGCAGGTCGTTTTGATGGTGGATATGAACTATTACCTGAGTTTGAAAAAACTCATGACTTTGATAGCTTTCATAAGAACTTAACAAAACTTCCCCTACACAAAGAAAAGCAGTTAGATGTTATCTATGACCCTGCTTTAACTCTCTCAAAAATACAATCCGAGTTAGATAAAAAAGTTAATCAACTTGATGTTGGAGTGGTTATAGTGGATTACCTGAACCAAGTTCGTCGTCACAATGCTCCTACTCGTTCTGGTCAGTATGATTGGACAGAACAAATAGAGGTAAGTAAGAAAATGAAACTCTATGCACAAGAGTATGAAACACTATTCTTTGCCCCATATCAAACAGACGCTAGTGGAGAGGCTAGGTTTGCAAAGGGTATACTTGATGCAGCAGATGCAGCGTATGCTCTTGAAACTTGGGAGCAACAAGATGAGTGTATGACATTTAATTGTGTAAAAATGAGAAGTAATAGAATGGAAGGATTTACAAGTGCAGTTGACTGGGAAACATTAAAGATTGGTCCGCAGTCAGTATTAAATCCAAAAGAAAGAGAAGCAGTTAAAGAAAGCATGGCAACAGGAGAAGATGTAGATGACATCTGAAGATTGGGATATGCTTCCTGATGTGGAAGATTTAGAGAAGATAGTAAACCGAGAACTTAAAAAATTAGAGGAGTTTGAAAAACAAAAAATGAGAGAATTAGTAAAAGAAAAGAAAGGTTGGAGATTATTCAAAGAGAGAAATATATTTGGAGTTCCTCGTTATCATTTAGAAGATACGAAAACAGGAGTAGAAATTGTAATGAATGGTCTCTGGTTTAGAAAAAAGAAAGTCCTAAAAATATTTGAAGATATAGAATGATACTCTATACAGAAAAACAACTACAAACAGCATACATATTGTATGTGAGAGAATTACACAAATATAATATAAGTAATAAACTGTATATAAAAATACCCACAGTAGAAGAGTTTAGACTTATATACGAAGAACAAATGGAAATAGAATATGGCAGCAGATAGAATTAGTAAAGAAACGGCAGACTTAGTAGCATTGCCTCCCTATGAGTGGGAAGTATGCACAGTTAGATTTCTACTTTATGAACCAAAGATAATGGAAAACATAGAGAGAGTCCCTGTAAACGAACCTCTAGTAAAGAGTGTAACTGAAAATGGTATAATGAATCCAATACTATGTATGCCAAACTACTACCCAATAGCAGGTAGTCAAAGAATGAGAGCACTAGTAGAAGTAGTAAAGACAAACCCAGAGTTTTATGAAAAAAAGATAAATGTTTGTAGATTTACAAAAGAGTGGTGGAACTTATACTACTTATGGTCAGATAAAGAATTTAGAGATAAAGCCATAGCAATATGGTTTCAGATGGCAGAACTTGTTTGGAAAAGCAAGTACTATGACCATGATACAGACGGAACAACAAAAATGACTGAGTTTGAAGAACTTGGTGATACTTTAAAATGGGAGCATAAAAATGGCAAATAATGTACACTTTAACATTAGTATAGAAACTAATAGTGAAGATAAATTAAAAGAAGTCTTGGACTTTGCAGAAACAGATAATGGCGAAATGAAATGGAAAACATGGGAAGCACATTTATTTCCTATATATCCTGAGCCTTACACAGACGAAGGTTGGTACGCTTGGGGTTGTGATAATATGGGAGCAAAGTGGGTATGTATTGAAGAGGCAGACACTAATCAGATTGCAGGATATTCTGCTTGGAGTCCTCCAGTACCTATGATAAATCATCTCGCAAAGTTTCTAGGAAATGGAACAAGTATAAAAATGACATATGAAGATGAGTTTAGAAACTTCATAGGTGTTGCAGAAGCAGCGTATCATGATGATACATTACATGAGGACTATGAAGAATTAGACTCTGGTGATGTTGAAGCATGGATATTAGAACCTCTAGAATTAGAAGAGATACCAGAGGACTTTGAATGGTGGGAGCCACATGATAAATTAGATGGTTGGACTCCTCAGGAATATTTAGATGAAAAAGTTTGGGAGTGGTTTAGTGAATGTTGATTTAGATGATTTAGCTGTTATATTATGTTTAAGTATATTAGCAACCGCATTCGTGGGTGCAGTATATTTTATGATAACAGGAGATGTATAATGACAGAAAAATACTTTACACAAACAGAACTTAACTTCAAACCTGCAGAAGCAACAGAAAAAGAGTTCGAAAACTGGGAAAAGGAAGAACTAGATTGGTGGGCAAATAAACAGTTGCTCATAGTTGCTATTGCAGTTGTAATTCAATTTAGTATGTTAGGTTTCATGTTTTTAGTTATGGGAATGAATCAAGTATTATTCAATGGATAGTTATGAATCTAATTCCAAAAGATGGCAAAACAACTCAGATGGTTGGGTAGAAACTATGAATAAGAGTAAGAAAAGAAAATTAGCAAAGTATGGACAAT